GGTCGCGGTAACATTCGTTTGCCTCCGCAATCAATCGTTCTTTAATCATCTGCTTTCGTGACTTCACCAGCTTTTCCAGCTCCAGCCGCTTGCTGCGCATTTCGGCCTTCAGGTCGTCGATGGTTGAAAATAGGTCGGCAATGTCGGCAGTCTGTGATAACGCCGCTTTTTTGACTGCCTCCAGCTCCTTCTCTGTTTTGCCGCAGAACTTCACCAGCGCATCGGCATCGGCGAAATCTTGATCGGTTTTCAGGTCGGTGTTGATAGAGCGGATAAAATCCAGTGCATAGGTTTTGTAATCGTCCAGATTCGACCTGGTAACGCCGCCGGAAATCTGCACATTCAACGCTGGCAGGCTTTCCACCGACTTAGCGACCGGCTCAACCTTCAACTCCGGCACTTCGTATGATTCAAGGTCGGATTGAAACTGCTTCCATCCTGCAATAATCTTTTTGCGCAGTTCCGGATTGGACTCATACCAGCAGTGCAATTCTTGCTCACCATCGTAGCCCATGAACAGCGCCTTTTCTGCACAGGTAATGAGCATCATCTGTTCCATCTGCGGATGGTATGATTCAGGGATTGAACCAGGCAGGGCTTCGCGCAGGCTGTTGTTTAGTGTTTTGCACTCCCACACGATATCCTGCATGAGCGTCAACCCATCGCATGAGCATGATAGCGGCAAACCATCCAGGTCGGCGGACATTGTTGGTTGAAAAAGATCCTCGCCGATAATCTTCTCGGCGATTGGCCGCGCCAGAGCCTCCAGCTCATGGCCCCGGTCAAATATACGCTGCGTGGCTTCATCTACTTCCGGCGCAATACCTGTCGCCTTTTCGCGTAGTAGCTCATCGCGTGTTTTGTAGGGGGATAAGCCCAGCATGGCTGCCGCATCTGATGCACCGTAGTGGCGAGCGCGGAACTGATGCCATTCAGGCGAGCCTTGTTGTAGATTGTGTGTTGTTGTTTTCATCCGTTCACCACCTCCGCTTCTGTGACGTTTACCACCTTTATATTGTTGAGTGTTTCACATTGATCCGGCGAGAGTTCTTTTTTACTGGATAGAAAGGCGATCAATTCGCCCGGTGTTTTTTTTCTACTCTCAATCATCTTCGTATATGTCGGCAGGTTCTTCGCAAACGAGGCATCATCCATGAACTCGCGGATCGGCTCTGCCTGCTCGATTACACCAACGGATTCCATCCGGTCAGCTTCATCCGGATCTGCAATGCCGGAGAATCCAAACGCATATCGCGCAGCCTGGATGGTGGCCTTGTGTCGCAGCATGCGTACCGGCCACTTTCTCCACGGCTCAGATGTACCCTTGCACTCACTCATGTATTCAGTGACTTCGGTTGGGTGATTGCGATCCTTGCGGAATATCCGGCATGTAACAGCTGACAGCTTCCCATCCTCCAAAGAGTCGATGAATTCCATGCCGTCAAATTGTGGGTGGCTATTGATAATGTTCAGCCAGCCGTCGATTGATACGATAGGCTGAACCCCGCCACCCTTGGATGGGAATGCGTAAATCTCCTTGGTGATTGGATTCAACTTGTATTCATTCGCAACCAGAAGGAAAGCTGCAAACTGTTCATTCGTAACCTGCACCTTTGCTGGCATAACCGTGTTGCGCACCGTCTGCTCGAATGCTTTTGCCTCCATTCCGTATCGTGTCGCCATTGATACCAGTACAGACTTCTTCTCTGTTTGTGTTGCCAAATTGTTTGCCATTTTAGTTTTCCTCCAGCTTGTTTGATGATCCCAGTAAAGGATCGGTATCTGTTTCTTTTTTATCGTCGCGCCCATTGACGTAAAGCATGATAAACCCGGCAATAATCACGCCAATGAACAGTAGGATGAATTTGACCGCGCTCATGCCGCAGTCTTCAGGTAGTTCGGAATTCGACCGATATAAACCGCAATGCGAATAACGCCGTCGTCATCGACTGCAACTTTGGTCACGCGACGACCATGATTGATTCGTGTTTTTGCTGATAAAATTTTCATCCCTCAGCCTCCATTTCTTTATCACGCTGCTGCTCCATTACCATATCGCCAAAGTCATACATGCACCATTCACACATCCTGTGCCTGTTGACAACTCTCATATCCAGCACATGCCTTGTCTCTTTGCAGCATGGGCATTCCTTTTCTGAGTTAATCATTCTGCTTCAATCGGGAGTTCAGAAAGGGTTAGGGCCGTATGTGAATAGCCAGCGATTTTATGCCGTAACATTTCACCCGTCATGTCGGCTTTCACCGTAGCGACATATTTACCCGCAGCATTTGACACTTCGTGGGCCGTTGTTGAATCCATTGTGCCATTCATTAAGCCGTTAATCGTTGCTTCAAGCTTTTCTCTTAAAATATTAGTGTTCATTTCTTAACTCCCTTTTTATTTGAATTTCCAATCGTTTTAATTTGATCAGTTCTTGTGGTACATCTTCTTTCCTTAGTGGCGTTCCTGCTCGTATTAGGCTATTAAAATAACTATTACTTTGCAGATATACATGCTGGTATGCCTTCATGTACACCTTGCGCTTGTCAGTGTTCCCGTGTGTCTTCACGTATGCCTTCTTGTATGCCTTGAACTTGTCAGTTTGCTGGTATGCCTTCATGTACACCTTGCGCTTGTCAGTGTTCCCGTGTGTCTTCACGTATGCCTTCTTGTATGCCTTGAACTTGTCAGTTTGCTGGTATGCCTTCATGTATGCCTTGTACTTGTCAGTTTGCTGGTATGCCTTCTTTTGTACCTTGCGCTTGTCAGTTTTCTCGTATGCCTGCCAGTATGCTCGAAGGCATGCCTTGCACTGATTTCCACCCTTAGAAAACGAAGACTCAGGAAGAATCAGTCCGCACTTGGTGCATTTCTTTACCGAGTCATTCATGACGCCCGCCTAAGATGCGCTATTTCCTGCCGGTCGATGATGTCAGAGGCGCATTGCGCGTCATGCTCTTGCGGCTCGCTATTCCACCCCTTCAATGCCGCTTCTCGCTCGCGGTCTTTGATGATTGTTGGCCTGATATATTCAACCAACCGTTCCCGGAGCCATGCGCCTATTTCGGCATCATGTTCTGCTGTTTCGTCGAAAAGTGCGGCGCGAATGGAGCCCATCACGTCTTCGAGCTCGATATCCGGAGTCTCGCCAAACGCTTCGGTTATCAGCGCGTATTCTTCCCTTGTACGCATTGCCATAAGCTTGCAGCCTGCGATATGTCTGATGTCCGTTTCTTCGGTGATTGTGTGGCCGTCATTGAAGAGTGAGTTTTCATAGGCGCTCATAACACAAGCCCCATTTTTGCAGACTTTAGAAGCGCAGCTGCTGATCCGGTTACTGGTACATGATATTTACGCGAGAACGATAGCGCCCGGTGTGCAAAGTATTGTGGTGTGCACTCAACAGGTATTGCTGATTTATCAATGCTTTTTACCAGTACGCGAGCGACACCAATCCGACCGGCATCAATAGACACAATATTTGCCCACTTGCGCGATTTACTGCATAAATAAACGCGGCTTCCTTGCCCGTTATTGAATCTGATTACTTCCATAACAACTTACCCCCTTTAACTCCAAGCCCGTGTCGGTTGTCCGAAGCAATGTTTTACCATCCGGTTCGGTTTGCCTTCGTGCTGATGGGGTGAACACTACAACTAAAGGTTGTTCGTGTCAACAACAAAAAGTTGTTTAGATTTCCAAGGGGTAATGGTTCAGTGGGGAGCTTGCTTTTACTGAATGGTTTTTAATGGTGGGGGGTTGTCTACCAGTGCCAAAGAGGGTGACGGAGCGCCCCGTTACTAACGATTACAACAATATCTCCCGTCCAGCGATCCAGAACAACAACACCACCAGTATTCCTGTTTGTCGTATCAAAGCGAAGTAGCCACGCGCTTGTTATAAAGATAAGCATTACCATTGCACACACAATATAAAATCTTTTCTCTTTAGTTCGTGCCATGGTGTCCGCCTTTATGTTGTTATTCCGGTATAAATGAGCCAATCACCTTGCCGATGATGTGACAGTTACCGTTTATGTATAGGTTCTTATATTGAGGGTTCAGTGGCTTTAAGAATAGCTCGCCTGCATCTTCTGATAATACCTTGAATGTGGCTGCGTTATCGTCATCTAGCTTGGCGACGACCCGATCCCCAACCGACGGTTCACGCTCAGGGTCAACAAATATGATTGTACCGTCGGGATAGCTTCGGCTGCCAGGATATGGCGATGTCATTGAATCACCATCAACCCTAAGCGCAAATGTACAGTCGCTATGATTTACAGGACAAGGCAAGACCTCCTCTGCATCACCTGTTGAAAAGTTGTCTATTACCTCTGACCATTCCCCAGCCTTCACCCATGAAATGAGCGGAACTGATCTATGTGCGTCTGGCCCACCGTCCTTACGGGTGACTGATGTAACATTGCCTGAAGGTGTGCCAGATTCTGATTGTACCGGAACACCTTCCCCTGTTGAAAGCCACTCAAAACTTACACCACAAACACGGGCAATCTTGACCAGCCTGGTTGTATTAGAGACGCCATTCTTCTCCCATTTTTGCACTGCCTGCTGTGATACCCCAACCCTCTTGCCTAATTCGGCTTGATCGAACCCTGAATACTCCCTGGCAGTCTTTATTCTGGTCGCAATAGTCATGAAGCAACGCTTACAACATTATGTTTTATAGCAAACAATAATAAGTTGTTGCAGTGAACAACTAAAGGTTGTATAGTTCGGGTTATGAAACCACTAGAGAACATTATTCAGCAAGTTGGCGGGCAAACAGCACTGGCAAGCATGCTTGGCCTAAAGCAGCAGCATGTGTATGGGTGGCTTAATCGCGGCGGCAAGGTTCCCGCTGAATATGTTATGCAGATTGAGTCATCCACAGGAATCCCATGCTGGGAGATACGCCCTGATTTATACCCTCCAGAGCGTTTCAAGAAAGCCGCGTAGTTCACTTGCGCGGCTCTTTTGTTTGGTAAAATAAAAGCCCATCCGGGAGGAAAACAGAATGACGGATCAAGATGGTGAGCTGTATTCCCGCTCCTGCAATGCAAATCCGTTCGGGAAATGCACTGAAGAGGCAAAATGCATGATTGATGAGCAAACAAAAGAGGCTCTTCAGTTCCTTGCTTTTGGTTCCGGTACAAGCCTTTCCGAATACATAAGGCACACACTTCAATGTCACGTTCATGGTCATGCAGCTATTGTAAAGAAGGCTATGCAAAACGGAACGTCAGGAATACGGCGGTAATAAGTATGGCGCATACTCATAAGGAAAACTTCTGGATACCGATGGTGATCATATTGATTGCTGTTGTGGAGTGCGCGATATGGGTATGACGCACGCGACACCAGAGGATGTCAGAGAGCAGTTTTTCAAAACACTTCGCGTTTGCACTCGTGGCAGTGAATCGCTCCGGATGGAGTGCGAGGAGGCTTACCGGCAGGGGCGCGGCAGCCAATCACACCGCCAAAACGTCATGCCTCTTTTTGATAATAAGACGGAAAATAAATCAACCCTGTCGGGGGGGGATGTAGATGCGTGAATATGCAAAAGTATCTCCGACATTTTGGACGGGGGAAACTGGTAAAAAAATACGTGAAAGCGGAATTGAGTGCCAAATCGTTTGCCTCTATTTATTAACAAATCGTCACACCAATATGCTTGGTGTCTACTACATACCGATAATGTATATCGCCCATGAAACAGGGTTAAGTATTGAAGGGGCTACGAAGGGGCTGGTAAGGGGTGAAGATGTTGGGTTTTGCCTCTATGATAGGGGTGCAGAGGTTGTTTTTGTGCCTAATTTCGCCAGAGATCAGGTCGCACCATTCCTAAAAGCTAATGACAACAGGGTTAAAGGCGTACAAAAAGAGTTTGATTTATTACCTAAGTGTAAGTTTTTATTGCAGTTTTATAATCGCTACAAGGACGCATTCCACATAGAAGATACGCGAGGTTTAGAAGCCCCTTGTAAGCCCCTCCGAAGCCAAGAGCAAGAACAAGAGCAAGAACAAGAGCAAGAACAAGAAAAAACCGCCGAACAAGTCCGGCAACTTTTTGACTTCTGGAAAACTGAGCATCATCACCCAAGATCAATCCTAGACAACAAGCGAAGAAGGGCGATACAAGCGAGACTGAAAGACGGGTACACAATCGACACAATCAAGGCCGCAATCACAGGCTGCAAGCTTTCACCATATCACCAAGGCGAGAATGAAACGAAAACCGTTTATGACGACATCGAGCTGATTTGTCGGAACGGGGTAAACCTCGAAAAGTTTGCAAACCTTTCTGGGCAGTCTTCACCGATTAACTACTTCGAGGGCGTCCGCAATGCGTAGCTCAACGAATGACGAGCGGGCATTGATCGGGGCGGCCATGATTGCCGGTGACGGACACGGCATCATCAACCTGGAGCCTGCCGAGTTCGAGTCAGACCTTTGGGCAAGGGTTTGGGGGTGGATGCAGAAGGTTAAGTCGATTGACATGGTTGCACTTGAATCAGCCTTTATTGACCACAGGCACGAATTGACGGACGCAGCAAGTAACCTTCCAACACTGAATGCAGCAACCAGTATGCCGAAGATTGCAAAGCGAATCAGGGAAGCGGCGCACAGGCGCAGGGTGGCTAAGGCATTGGCTGACGCACATCACCTTCTGCAAGGGGGCAGTGAGTTGTCGGCAGTTGGTGACTGCGTGATCGGCGCGCTTGATAACGTAGGTAGCGATGAAGGCTGGAAGCCATTGGCAGATTTTCTGATACCGGCATATCAGGACATAGAGCGGGCGCAGATACACAAGGAAAATTGCAACTTCGTGACGACAGGGTTTGTTGATTTCGACAGAGAATTTGGCGGGTTACAAAAAGACGGGCTTGTGATTGTTGCCGGTCGCCCAGGTATGGGTAAATCGGCCTTCGCGGCGGCTTTGTCCAGGAACACAGCAAAACGCGCACCGGCTTTGATAATGAGTATGGAAATGTCCGGCAAGCAATTGGCAATGCGTTACTACGCATCAGAAGCCGATGTCTGTATGCAGCGTATGATGCAAGGCAAACTCACCAGCGAGGATTGGGGGAAGATGGTCGGGGCACAGCGATCATTGAGCGAAGCCGGCGTGTATATCAACGAGGGCCGGAGCAGGTCACTGTCAGACGTAATCGCAGAGGCGAGAAGGTTCAAGCGCACGCACGGGCAGGTCGGGGTAATCACGCTGGATTATCTGGGGCTTCTTGAGCTCCCAAAAGCAAACACAAAGACAGACGCGATTGCAGAAGTGACGCGCCGCCTGTCCAGCCTTGCCGGTGAGATCGAATGCCCGATTGTGCTTCTATCCCAGCTTAATCGCGACCTGGAAAAGAGGGCGAACAAAAAGCCGATCATGGCAGACCTGAGAGATTCAGGCGCAATCGAGCAAGACGCATCACAAATTTTATTTCCCTTCCGTCCAGAGGTTTATGACAAGAGCCCTGACCTAAAGGGTGTTGTGTTCCTCGAACTGGCAAAAAACAGAAACGGGAGCACAGGCACAGTTCAGATGCAGTGGGTGGCGGAGTCTGCAGCCTTTAGGGATTTCGGAGGTATAGATGTCTGACATCATCACGCAAGCAGAAACCATTGATCAAGAATTCGGGGTGTGGATCAGGGACAATTCCAAGATTTACCAGAAGTTCGAGGAGCAGGCAAAAATAATGTATACAGAAGGACATATCCCGTATGCAGCAAGAACGATTGCCGAATGGATCAGGCATCACACCATGCTCACGGAGCGCAACTCGGCGTTCAAGCTCAATAACAATGCAATCCCTAAAATGGCCAGGCTGTTCGTTCTCAGAAATCCGGATATGTCGGCCCTGTTCAGAATGCGGGAGGCGGCATGAGCGATTCAGAGCAAGTGCAGGAATGCCACAACTGCGTGTATCGAAATGTTGATGCGTCTGGTGAACCATGTCTGTCATGTGTAATGAGTGTCGGCGTCTGGCCGAACTGGGAGCCGGTAACAGCAAGGAATTGTGGTGTATGTGGAAAGGCTATCCCGGAGTGTGAGTTAAATGAGATTTGTTGAGTGGCTGTTTATTCAGGCGGAAAAAATCTGCAGGGCGTGGGACCGTGCTTGCGAGGCAGCACAGGCAATGTGGGATGATAACAATAACTGGCCGGGTGACGGCTTGGGAGGTGTTGGGTGATCAATCCACGCGCAAAAGATGAAATGAGAAGGATGATTAAGGCCGGCATTAAAACCGAGTCAATTTCCATTGTCACAGGAATAGACATCAACACGATAAGAAATGCAAAACGCAAGCACACACAGATAGAGAAGCACAAGGCCGCGATTAAAGCTATGGCCGCAGAAGATTTCAGGATATGCCCGGAGCTGGAAGTTATTGGTCGCGTAAATGGGTTTGAATGGGCGGAAGTGGCGCGATGACAGATGCCCACTCAAAGAAACTCACCCAATCGGCAAAAGGGAAGACGTGTATTCGTTGCGGCGCTCCCGATGCATACGCATGCCACTACAATGGACCCAGGCAGCACGCGTATGGAAAGGGGCGCAGTATCAAGGGGCACGACCTTGCAAGTGCCGAGTTTTGCCACTCATGCGATCAGCAGTTCAGTGAAGGTGTAATGCCGAACGATTGCATAAACAAGTGGGACAAGTCGGAAATGTTCCTGCACCTGATAATGCTTACAAATATTCGACGCTGGGAAAATGGGGATATCACAGGATGAGGCAGGCCACCTTTCCACTCACCGACCAGCGCAACATGGACAACGCCATAGCGTTTATTCAGAAGCAGGAATTGACTGGCGACAAGGAAGTGACGATACGAAATGCCGGTGTTGGGAAGACGCTTCAACAGCTTGGCGCATTGTTCGGGTTATGGGTGATGGAGGTGTCAGAGCGTGATGGATTATCTGAGGCGCGCATTCACCGAGAATGGAAGCGTGAATTTCTAGAGCGGATATATAAAACAGAAGCAAAGAATAATCATCAGCGCATGTGGGTTGATTTATGCACAATACTCCAAGAGACGGGCAAGTTTGAGTTACTGGAGTTTCATAGAGATCACATATCACTCTCATGGGCTGACATAAATCAAACAAAACAGTATATGAATGCAATCCAGAACCACTACATCGACATAGGTGAACCGCTGACGATTCCGGATAAATTTAGGAGGTGTTATAGGTGAGTGTTTCTATAGGACGCACATACGGAAATTGGGCTGTTGTTTGTTTTTCTGGCAGGGATAAATTTAGTAATAAGCGTTTTCTGTGTAGATGTGTGTGTGGAAAAGAAAAGGTTGTGGATTCATCCAATCTCAGCTCAGGAAAAAGCAAATCATGCGGGTGTATGAGGCGATCAAACGAGAAGCATGGCTATTACTATACCAATGAATACAAAATTTACCATGGAATGAAAACACGATGTTACAATAAAAACAGTGTGTCATATGTGAACTACGGCGGTCGCGGGATACGAGTGTGCGACAGGTGGCTTGAGTCATTTGAGAATTTCCTATCAGACATGGGAAAAAAACCATCTTTAGATCACAGTATTGATAGAGAGGATAATGATGGTGACTACTCGCCTGAAAATTGCAGGTGGGCGACAGCAAGCGAACAAAGTTCGAACAGGCGTGATGCTGTTCGCATTGTTTACAATGGAATAACCGGGAGCCCATCAGAGTGGGAAGAGATAACGGGGATACCTGCAAGGACGATATACAACAGAATCCACAAGTTAAAATGGGGCGATAAAAAGGCGGTAACAACACCGGTTAATGTAAATTTACGGAGATGTATCGGGAAATGATCCAGCAGTATTACATTTCAGTCGGCAACCCATTACCGATTCCGGACAAATTCAGGGAGGTGTATAGATGAACGAATCAGCGAGTTACAGGCCATGCGTTGAATGTGGCGAGGAGACAAGGAACGTAGGGAGTTTGTGTCCTGTCTGTATGGGGAAAGCCCAGAAGCGCGCAGAAGAGACGCGAAACGCAGCAGCCAGGGAGAGCAGGAGGTGAGCCAAGTAATAAAATTGAGGAACCTTGATCCCGTGTGGGCAATAGCAGCAGCGGTATCATTGATTATTGGCATCATCATCCCATCCGGTGTTCTTGGAATGGTTTTGTACATTGTAGCGAAAGAATATTGGAAGATGGCAAAAGAGTGGTGAAGGAGTCCGCCAAGCATTGTCGCGAGGCCAGAGAGCGCCGAGAGGAGAGCAAGAGAAAATCGCGCAGGTGGTGGAAGCTTTATCGGGCACGGTATGAGAAATGAGAAAAATGACCGCGAAAGAGCACTTGAGCCCCGGAAGCATCGGAAGACCGGTGCTCAAGCTGATGTGTCCGTATGCCGGCTGGCCAATACCAGCAAAGTCGTGCCGGCGTGATTATTGTAGAGCGAACAGGGGCTACAAAGAGATATCAGATGAACATGGAATCATCGGCATTGAAACATTATGCGCATACGACGAGATGAAACAGGAGGAAAAATAGATGAACGGACGACAAAGCAAAAAGATACGCAAAGACATCCGCCGGGCGTATGAGGGTAACAAAAATCAAATGCTGGCGCGAGTGATCAAGGATATGGAAGCGAACCCGGATTTCTGTCTGGCAGTGCACAACGAGGCGGTGAAGGGGCGCGTGCTACTCCGGATAAAGCACGCATGGCGATTGATCGATACAAGCCCGCATATCAAGATGAAGTGGTAATTCGTGCGCCTCACTGAGCAAGAGGCCCATGTGCTGGGTATCGAAAGAAAGCGCGGGGCAGCAATGCCGTGCAAGAAACCTGTGCGCATAAAGAGAAGCGCAAAAAGCAAGGGTGAGGAGACACTGGCACTGCACATGAAATTGAGCGGCATGCCAGAACCTGAGCGAGAGTATCGGTTTCATAATGAAAGGAAGTGGCGTTTTGATTTTGCATATCCGTCGCTGAAAACCGCGATTGAGATTGAGGGTGGTACGCGGGGGAAATCACGACACACGCAGCACAGCGGGTTTGAGAAAGACGCAGAGAAATATAACGAAGCGGTCATCCTCGGGTGGCGGCTGCTTCGGTTTACAACGGACCAGGTTGTTAATGGTATTGCGATAGATACAATAAAACGATTGTTGACGGGGATTGCAGATGGACAAACTGGCGCAGTACGCTGACATATTCGGATCAGCTAGAGCCGCAGTGTTGTGGGCAGTCGGGGCAATGAGCTCTGTCAACCCGTATGGATCAACAACACTGGGTAACATGGCTGTACCAGAAACCCCACCAGATGCAGAGCCGGTTGATTCGGTGGCCGCAAACCCGGCACTGGAAGGTATGAACAAGAAGGAGAAGCGCACAGAGGCCGCAGCCGTAGTGAAGCAAGCGCGTGAAATAATAGGGTGTGATTGGTCGGTCGTTACGCTGTACCACTCAAACGACGAGATGGAAAAGAGTGTGGCGGCACAGTTCCTGGCGATACGGATGGCAGACAGGTATCCGGTTGATTACGCGAGGCTTGTTTGTTTACGCGTAGGCGGGGTAAACGTGAGGTCGTCACTCATGGCGCAGGTATCATGTAGGTCGGAGCGGACAGAAAGGCGGTGGCGTGGTGAAATAGCAGAGCTGCTTGGTGTGACGTATGAAAGGGCTATGGAGAAGTTATAATGAAAAACCTGTATGATGTACTCAACGTGACAAGCGACGCCACCCAGAATGAAATAAAAAAAGCCTACAGAAAGCGTATGATGGAGATTCACCCGGATAAAAACGGAGGTGCACAGCACATTGACCACGATCCCGTGCAACATGCGTATGATGTACTATCAGACCCTGAGCGAAGAAAAAGATACGACGAGACTGGAGACGATGGGGACGCCACATCATTGATCGAACAAGCAAGAAACAAAGTGTCACAATATGTGATGCAATACATAAACAGCAGCTACAATGAAAAGTACACCAACATGGCCAGCACAATAAAGCAGCACATAGCAACTGAAAGACAGGGGCTCGATGACATCAAGGTGGGTAGCGAAAAGATGGCCAAGAAGCTGGCGGAAATAAGGAAGAGGCTACATACCGGCGATGGATCAGGCTTTGTAGAGGCGATGGTCGCTGATATGGAGAAAAAGATTGCAGACAGCAAGCAGGAGCTAGAGGGCGAATACAGGGTACTGGAAGAGGCGGAAAGGATTGCTGAGACAATAGGGTATGATGTTGAGGAAATGGTCGCTGTTGCTGATGCGCCGGGTTGGGCGGCGGCGACAGCAGCAGGGGAGCGGCAAAGGGCTTCCTTCCAAAACGCTTCTTTTAGATGGGGAAAATAGACGCTTGACTTTATGGCCGGTTTTTGGCTATATTTTGTCACACTGGGTTGATTGCCCGGTAGATACTGCCGGACAGGCAGCCAGAGATACGATAGCCTCCATTGCGTGAGGCTATTTTTTTGTGCTGGAGTTAATCGGTAAAACACATAATCTCAAACTATACGAGAGAGCGAATAACTCGCACACAACAGGCCATCCATTGCGGGTGGCCTTTTTTGTTCCCTACCTGGGATGGGAGGTGGCACTAAGGTGTCGCCTCTTTTTTTTGTAAAACAGGAGCCATGAAATGGACAATGAATCAAATTACAAACTGGAATCGCTCAACATTCGGGCTGCTGATAACGGTTACATCATTCGTTGCGAAAAAACACTGACCGAAAAAGCAAAGGCAAAGCGCCGGATCGCCATGGCAAAGAAAAGCAAGAACCCGGAAGTAGCAGAGGCGGCAATGCCGATGGATCACTACAAATCGAAAGAGCAGGTGGCCGACTCGGTAGAAGAGGTGCTGAAGATCGTTAAGGGCGTGCTGAAGAAGAACGACTCAAACATCGAGTTTGATGAAGCATTCGATGAGGACGACGGTTAAAGGGTGGCGAGTCAGTATATTGGCGGCGATGGATCGCGCGGAGACGGTGACGAGTTCCTGTACGTCGGGGATGATGCCGGTGAAGCGATACAGCAAGCCATGAAGCGCGGGTCAGTTGGTATGGCGGCAGCATTAAACCATGCAATAGATGAAATGTATCGCATGCCGACTGAAGGATGCGCGTAAGGCTATGGGTAGAAGGCTGTCTCCAAAACAGAAGCTTTTCTGCGAGGAGTACCTTATCGACCTGAACGCAACACAGGCGGCAATCAGGGCAGGGTATAGCAAAAAAACAGCTTATTCCATTGGAGAAGAGAACCTGAGAAAACCTGATCTGGCTAAACAGATACAGGAAAACATGGATAAACGCAGTAAAAAGACAGAGATAGGCGCTGATTATGTTCTGAGCGGCATTGTAGAAGTAATCGAAGATGCAGCACAAAAAGTTCCAATAGGTGAAAATGGCTGCGAGGCAATGTTGAATCATACCGCAGCGCTGAAGGGTCATGAGCTGCTGGGTAAACATCTAAAGCTATTCACTGAAAAACATGAGCATTCAGGAAATATTGGCGTATCTATGCAGTTTGTAGCGAACATAACACGAGATAAAAGCAAGAAATGAGCAATGAAGTGGTGGTTCGCTATGATCCACCCGGTCCGGTAGCAGCAGCGTTCCACCGTAGTAATGCATTCGTTCGTGGAATTATGGGCCCGGTGGGTTCGGGCAAGAGCGTATCATGTGTTTGGGAGCTATTCACCAGAGCGGCAGAACAGGAGCCGGGTAGCGATGGGATACGCCGGACGCGATGGGCGATAGTTCGTTCAACATTCCCTGAACTGAAGACAACAACAATCCCGACGTGGCTGGACTGGTTTTCTGAAGAGGTGTTCGGTCCGGTAGTGTGGGGCTCACCAATCACGCACTCGATAAAATATGGCGATGTAGAAATGGAAGTGTGGTTTATCGCACTGGATCAGCCAAAGCATGTGAAGAAGCTGCTATCCATGGAGCTCACAGGCGCGTGGGTAAACGAGGCAAAAGAGACGCTCAAGGCCATTGTTGATGGTCTGACGCAGCGAGTTGGCCGCTTTCCGGGCAAAAAATACGGGTGTGGCATCACATGGTCCGGTGTGATCATGGATACAAACCCGCCGGATGACGACTCGTGGTGGTATCGACTGGCTGAAGAAGACAGGCCGGATGGTTGGGAGTTTTTCAAGCAGCCTGGCGCATTGTTCAAGGTTGGCGCGAAATACATAAAGAACCCGACAGCAGAAAACATTCAGAATCAGCAGCTGGGTTATAATTATTATCTGCGGATGCTGGCCGGCAAGACTCGTGAATGGGTCAAGGTTTACATACTGGGCCAGTACGGAACCATCATTGACGGAAAGCCGGTGTATCCGGAATGGAACGACTCAATACACGTTGCAGAAGCAGATATACCGGCAATGAAGGGTGTTCCACTCGAATTAAGCTGGGACTTTGGGCTCACGCCTGCATGCATTGTCTCGCAGATAACACCCAGGGGCCAATGGCGAATCATTGACGAGCTGGTGTCAGAGGACACTGGCATACGTCAGTTCGCAAACGACGTTGTGTTGCCGTATCTGGCGCGTAAATACCCTGGCATCCCGATTGATGAAGAAGGCGCAGGTGATCCCGCTGGAACGAAGCGCATGGATACGGACGAGCGGACGGTGTTTGACGAGCTGGACGATGCCGGACTACACGCAGAACCGGCATCAACAAACAACTTCATCCCGCGCAGGGAGTCAGTGGCCGGTTATTTGACGCGGCTGATCGACGGGAAACCTGCTTTTTTACTGTCACCACGCTGTAAATCGCTGCGGAAAGGGTTCAATGGCGGGTACAGATACAGGCGGCTGCAGCTGGCCGGCGAGGCACGATACAAGGATGAGCCGGAAAAGAACGAGCACTCACATCCACATGATGCGCTGCAATACCAGGGGCTGAAGCTGGATACGCACAGGAAAAACCCGATTGCACGCAAAGTAAAAGCGGCACCGCCGCCACCACGACCAAGGAAATACTGAGGTACACATGGCAGAAGATAAAGCGGAAACAGCATTTTCAAAACTGGATTCCGTAGGGGCCATTCTGCGCGCAGAATTTGAGCAGGCGAAAACTGACAGGCTGCCATACGAAATGCGCTGGTTGATGAACCTTCGTATGTATAAAGGCGAGTACGAAGCGAGTGTCAAAGCACGGTTCGATAAAAACCAGACAGATGCATATATCAGGCTTGGGCGCATCAAGTGCAACACAATGGACGCACGGATGTTCGATATGCTGTTTCCTGCAGGGCTGGAAAAGAACTGGTCAATAGCAGCTACGCCAAAGCCGGCGTTGCCGGATAATGTATACAACGATATCGCCCAGGGTATTGCTGATAGCGCTCAGATAAGTATTGATCAAGTGCCACCGGAAGCGCTCGAAAAGGCCGTGAAAGAGTTTGCGGACTATAAAGCAGAGAAGATGACAACAGCGATTGAAGATGTACTCACAGAAGGGAAGTACAGACGCAATGGGCGAAAGGTTATCCGGTCAGGCAATTTGTTCGGCACAGGCTGGCTGAAAGGCACGCTCACTGAGACATCGAACGACATTGAATGGACGTATGATCCAGATGTGGATGACTATGTGGCGCAACCCACGGAAAAAACAAAAGCCGGATTCAGCTTTGTGTCTGTGTGGGACGTATATCCGGACTTGTCCGCCCAATCGTCTGACATAAACCTGTCTGACTACATTTATCAGCGGCATGTTATGGGTAAGCATCACGTACAAAAACTTTTGAAGCAGCCCGGCTTCGACAAGAAGGCAATCAAAGATTACCTGAGAAACCATCCACAAGGCGATGCGAAGCGCGCATATCACGAAGAAGAGCTCCGCTTAATAAGCGACGACGGCAAGCGCACCCAGACACTGCGCAACAAATACGAAGTGCTTGAGCGGTACGGGTACATTGACGCGGAAGATTTAGCGGCGTGTGGCTGCAAAGATATCGAGGAGGGCGACACTTCAAACTTGTTCGGTGTTGTCTGGATGCTCGGCAATCGTGTAATCAAAGCAGACATACACCCAAGCGACCGGGCAAAGCATATTTTCCACAAGTACCACTTTGAAGAAGATGAGACAAGTATATTCGGATTCGGTGTTCCCGATGCGATACGTGATACACAGGACCTTGCAAACAGCGCGATCAGGGCGGCGGTTGATAATGCTGGTATTTCAGCGGGGCCACAGGTTGAGGTTAATGTCGATCTGATAGACCCTGCCTATCTTGAGACAGCGAACGAAGTTTATCCGTTCAAGACGTGGCTACGGCGCGGTAAGGGTGCAGAAGCGCAGCAAAAAGCCGTTCATGTGACAAATATCGATTCCCATGTTGCTGAATTGATCGGCTTGTTTAATGCATTCAAGACACTAAACGATGAGGTGTCGAATATCCCAAGTTATATGCACGGAGAAGGTGACCGTGGAGCTGCAGATACCGTAGGCGGACTGTCAATGCTGATGGGCGCGGCAAATATCACAATCAAGGATGTGGTGGCGAACTTCGATGAAGGGATCACCGTTCCGTTTATCACTAGCGTGTACGACTGGCTGATGATGTTCGGGCCGAAAGAGGTGAAAGGCGACGTAGCAGTCAAAGCCACCGGCTCATCAAGTCTGGTTGCGCGAGAAGTTCGCGCGCGGTCGTTAAGCCAATTCCAGCAGGATACAGCTAACCCTTCAGATGCCATTTACGTGAACAGGTACAAGATACTCCGCGAGAGCGCAAAAAGCCTAGAATTACCTGAAGACGTACTGTATCCGGAAGAGAAATCACAAGAAATCATGCATCAAGTACAGCAGATGGCGGCACAGATGCTCGCACAAGCAATGGCACAGGCTGCACAGCAGGACGCGCAAGCAGGGCAGCAATAATGGGCCTGAGCGAAAAGATTTCTGACTGCCAGGATTGCATTCGTACAGCAGGAGGCCGGGCATTCACTGAAATGCTTGAAGAAGCCGCCGACGAATGGACAGCAGACCTGATTGCAATAGATGATCGTGACGAAGCAATGCGCCTCACAGGCGCTATCAGGAAGATTAAATACCTGATTGCTCGTGTAAACGAAGACAAAATCACAAAAAAATAACCAGTTATCCGGCTGCACACTTGCCGGGAAAGCAATGTCAGGCCCGAAAAGGACACCTGATAAATAAAAGCGGACACCAGAAATGGCCCGAGGAGAAAGCGTGAGTATAGAGCAAATTGATAACAAAGAAGGCGCAGAGGAGTTTGATGCTGCGTTTGACGATGATGAATCACAGGCAGGCGATACCGAACAGGCCGCAGAAGAAAGCCATGATGATGAATCAACCACCGAAACACAGCCCGAAGATGATGAGCTGACAGGCGAATTGGACTCCGACACTCCAGACGATGATCTGGATAACGACGACGAAACGCCTGCCACAGATGATGAGCCGTCAGATGATGATGGCGACTTATCGGATGATGATGTTCCTGAAGAGGAGCAGCAGGCATTCAAGTCATGGCAAGGGCGCTTACGAAAGAAGGAGCAGGAGCTGCAAGAGCGTGAGAACGCACTGAAAGCAGCGAAGCAACCAGAAGGCGAAACTGAAGAAACTGACTCTGACTCAGCCGGCGATGATGCCGATACTGAGGGCGAAGACGAGGATATTCAGGCTTTTCTGGAGGACTTCCCAGAAATGGAAGGCCCATTAAAGAAAATGATCCAAAGGGAAGTTGCGCAAGCAACAGCACCGGTACTGGAGAACGTAAGCACACTCACGGCTGATCAGGAGAAGCAGAGATATGAAGAGCATGTTTCTGCAATCACCAGTAAGCATGAGGATTTTGGTGAAATAGTCGAAAGCGGCGTATTGGAAAGCTGGATAGAAGAGCTTCCATACAAAGATGCGGTCAAATACAAGGCTGTATGTGAATCAGGCCAGGCACCTGAAGTTATCGAAATGCTTGATCGGTATAAGCAAGACAACCGAAAAGGGCAGAAGCAAGAACAGTTAAGGCGACGTCGTGACTCGCAGAAACGCGCCGGCGCTGCAGTACCTAACCATTCGTCCCGAGTGTCGAACACGTCAGGTAATGCAGATCCGGAAGACTATGACGCAGGCTGGGACGAGGCCGAAGACTGACAAGCTTTTGCTCCAAATAACTTAAAGGAGCAATAAGATGGCTGTAACAATCTATGGCGATATCACGCCACGTACCGCAGCACATGCGGTCAAGAAAATGCTCAAACGCGGTATTCCGATTATGGTGTTTGAGAAATTTGGGCAGACTTACCCTCTGCCGCAGAAGAGCACGAAAGTTGCAAAGTTCCGTAGGTACAATGCACTTTCAGCTGTTCCAAACGCACTGACGGAAGGTGTCGCGCCAGCAGGCAAAACACTCACGTCAACCGACGTAACTGCAACGCTCGCTCAGTACGGTGATTTTGTGCCGGTATCCGATGTTATCATGGATACACACGAAGACCCTGTGCTGGTTGAAGCGACCGACGTTTTAGGTGAACAGCAGGCGGAAATGATCGAAACCGTCCGCTACAATATCCTGAAGGCTGGAACCAACGTAAAAAGATTCATTGAGGGTATTTTTACTCCGATGAAGGAATGCGCTGTCTAGGGAGTAATCCCTAGATCGACACTGGAAGTGATTTACTGGAAAACCTAAGGCTGATGTAATATGCTGTGTGTCCTGCATTAAGGAGGATATATGGCAAGAGAATTAGCTATGGCAACCAGAGGCAAGTTAAACCCAACAACCAAAGAAATATGTTACCTGGCCGGGGTTATTGATTCTGACGGGTGCATCTCGATGTCTAAGATGCACGCAGGTAAACAAAGAACTGCTAATCCACGATACGTACTTACAGTAAACGTGGTGAATACAAGTGAAAACTTAATGCAGTGGTTGGTTGAGAAGTTTGGAGGACGATATAAAGTCCGCCGAAAGGCCAGCGAGAACCATAAGACCACTTATGATTGGTGGTTTAATAATGGCAAAGCTGTTTGGATTCTCAGTCTGATTGAACAGTATCTCATCGTAAAACGAGCCCAAGCACAACTTGGTATCAAGTTGATAAAAGGGTGGAAAACTGAGCACAAAGGACCTGGGACAAAAACCCCGGAAAGAGAAGTGCAACGAAGAGAGGGCTTTTACATTAAGTTTAAAGCTTTAAATCAGATGGGTAATACAGCCGCAACGACTAAGTCTTCCGGCCCCTGCATTGTTCAGCAGGGTGATGCGATAGTCTGAACTTGCGGGAAACCGTAAGAGAGAGAGTCGAAGAACTTTCTCCGCCACCATAAATGGTGGTCAGTAGGCGAAAAGCTGAAAGTAACAGATTTGGTTCTATTCGAATGGTGTTGCACGAACTGCCGTAAATACAGTGTACACACGCGCCTTGCAGCGTCAGGTGACACGCGCACTGAAACGACAGAATGCCAAGAAGGTAACCACGGTTGTACGTTCCACAGCGAACTTCAACACTGAAAACGTGGCGCCGGCATTCATCGGCCTGATTCACACTGATATGGAAACCGATATTCGCAACATGACCGGATTTGTGCCTGTTGAGAATTATGGTTCCATGACTCCGTATGAGTCAGAAATCGGCAAGTGCGAAGATGTTCGCTATGTAACCAGTACCGTACTCGCACCGTTCGCGGATGCAGGCGGCCTGGCAGCAACAAACGCGACGCTTTCCACCACCGGCACGAATTCTGATGTATATCCTGTCCTGATTGTAGCACGCGACGCCTACGGCATCGTGCCGCTGAAGGGTAAGAACGCATCCAGCATTCTGGTCAATAACCCACGCCCACAGCACGGCGACGAGCTCGCACAGCGCGGTTCAGTCGGCTGGAAGGCGCTCACTACAGCGGTAATCCTGAACGACTTGTGGATGGCGAGAGTTGAGACAGCCGCAACAAACTAAAGGTGTTTTGGCCTTTTTAGTATTGCATGTTCAATGAACTATGGATAGCGTCTCCTTTAATTAGGAGGCGCTTACCATGGCAAAAAAAACAGGCAAGCTTCTTTCGTGTAAGGAGTGTGGAAAGGAGTTCTACGCTCCATTGAGCCGGTTGAAAACGGCAAAGTATTGTTCAGTAACATGCTCGAATCAGCACAGAGGGGCATCAAAGGAAAAGGTTGCCCTGATATGCATAGAGTGTGGCGAAACATTTCTTGAACACCAATGCCATGCTGGGCGGCGGGTTTATTGTTCCAATGGATGTCGAGAGGCAAGCAGGCTATATCAGGATGCTAAGTCATCACGAAATAAGGCGGACAAAAACCCAATGTGGAAAGGCGGGCGCACTATTCATTCAGATGGATATATCTACCTGAATAGCCCAGACCACCCTCGCGCAAGCAATGGGTATGTTCTTGAGCACAGGCTTGTTGTGGAAAGACATCTAAATGATGTTGATCCAGACAGTCCGTTTCTTGAGGGCGTACATGGCAGAAAGGTGTTAAAGACGTGTTTCGTGGTGCATCATAAAAATTTCGATAAGGCTGACAACCGAATTGAAAATTTACAATGCATGACTACCAGTGAACACAAAACATTACATGAAAGACTTAAACAGGAGTCCGCCAACTAACAGGTAGACCCATAACTGGATGCCTTCGGGCAACAGTGTGACCCATGAAAGGGCTGCTCTTCGGAGTGGCCCTTTTTTTATTCCAGGACAGGAGAAACAACATGGAAGAAATTAAAAAGAAAGCGTTATCTGCCGTTAAGCGGATGTCTGAAGTCAATATCTGCAAACATTTACTGGAAAGCTTTGGTATTGAAGCTACTCCGAATGATTTCACGAAAGATCAGCTGGTCGAGCTGTTTATGGATGCACAATCAGCTCACTTTGCCGAGAACGGCGGCGGAGACGAAGGCGACGACAACGAAACCCCAGAAAGCATTTATCCCGCAGAAGAAAAGGTAAAGATCAATATCTCGAAAGAAAAGGGTGAGCCACCATACGTTGATGTATCAATCAATGGTCGCGCATCTCGCATCCCACGCGGTATTGACGTTGAAGTGCCTCGATCTGTACTTGAGTTGTTGAACAGTTGCATCCAAACATTCTATGAACACGACCCTGAAACAGGTGAAAACACACCGAATGATGAGCCCCGCTTCAACATTCAGGTGAAGAGCTAACACATGGCAACCACAACAGCGCAATCCATTATTGATAAAGCAGCCACGGCATTACTGGACATAGCCGGAACCCGGTGGCCGGCGACAGAGCTGCTTTCATATCTCAATGATGGTCAGAGAGAGGCTGCGAAGCTTCGCCCTGAGTTGACCTCAACCATGGTCGACGTTGCGCTGATTGCTGGTGTAGAGCAATCAATTCCGGCAGATGGACATGCACTTCTTGATGTAGTGCGTAACACGGGTATCGGTGGTGGTGTGCCTGGCACTGCAATCACCAAGGCAGATGAAGTAACCCTGTCACAGTTTAACCCAGGTTGGGTGCTTGATGTAGCAAGCGCGGTCGTAAAGCACTTCATGCCTGATGCAAGGACACCGCGAAAATTCAGGGTGTACCCGGCACAGCCAGTAGCTCCGGGCAATGTAGAAATGCTGTATTCAAAGACTCCAATCGACATTGCAGCCAACGCTGTTATTACGCTTGATGATGCCTACGAAAACGCTCTGCGTGATTATGTGGTCTATCGTGCCATGGCTAAAGAGGCGGAAACACAAAACGAAGCAAAAGCAGGCGCATACTATAAATTATTCCTTTCAGGGATTGGGGTAGCGTAATGACAAACTTATCAGACATGCTTCCTGAAGTACTGCCGAGCGTGACCGGTTGTCCTGAACCACTTGCGATAAATGCAATAAGAAATGCTGCAATCAAGTTTTGTGAAAAAACACAATTTTGGGAAGTAGATATTGACCCGATCATGATGATTTCCGGTGTGCCGGAGTACGATATAGATCAGCCGGAAAACCAGCGAATTATCAGGGTTTCACAGGTTATCGGAAAGCAGAAGCTGGTATTCAAAACAGTTTCAGAAATGGATTTTATTCACAAGGCATGGCGCACCGTTACAGGAAGAACGCCGATTGTCCCGGTTATGATGAACCCACGACTCTTGCGTATGTATCCGGTTCCCGACGTATCAGGCGAGTCGTTCGCACTGAAAGCTATTGTAAAGCCAGCGCCTACAGCGACCGTGATTGACGATTACGTGTACGACGATTTTTACACAGCGATTGCGGCGGGTGCAAAGGCAGAACTGTGCGCAATGCCTGGCAAAGCATGGACCCAGTACGATTTGGTGCCGTATTACCAATCATTGTTTGATGACGGTGTAAGCAGCGCACGAATGAGGGTTGCGAGCGGTTTTGCAAACGCGCCAATGCGTGCCCGCTATCATCGGCTCGGCGGATAAAGGAGGCTATAGGTGCCACTAATTCCAACAGTAAACGTAACAGCAACAATACATAATCAGGATGGATCAGTTGCTTCCGGTGCAATTATAACCGCCAAATTAAATAAAACAGATACATACAATGGGTATGTAGCCCCTATGCAGCAGATGTTTACAGCAGATGTAAACGGGCAAGTGGTTATGCCTCTTTGGCCAAACGCGTTAGGGGCTTCTGGTTCGCAATATCAGTTTAAGATCGTAAGCGCGCAGACAGGTAAGACAATTCTAAGCGGGCTGGGCACTGTGCCAAATTCTGCCGCAAATCTATTTACAATCATTTCAACCGCACCGCCTGCAACACTTAGCCAGGCAACAGTTGCGCAAAATGCAGCAGCGGCAAGTGCAGCGGCAGCCTTTGCATCTGAAGCAAACGCTGCCACTTCAGAGGCAAACGCAGCCACATCTGAGACGAATGCAGCTGCAAGCAAAACGAATGCAGCAACCAGCGCAACGAACGCCGCCGCAAGTGAAGCGAATGCGGCGACATCCAGCACAGCAGCTGCCTTGAGTGCCAGTAACGCCGCCGCAAGTGAAGGCAACGCGGCCGTATCTGAATCGAATGCAGCCACGAGCAAGGCGAATGCAGTTACTTCGGAAACGAATGCGGCCGCGAGCGCCACAAACGCCGCTGCTTCGGAAGCTAATACTGCTACCTCGGAGACGAACGCTGCAACTTCGGAGACAAACGCTGCTACATCTGAAACAAATGCAGCCACGAGCGCTACAAACGCCGCTACATCGGAGACGAACGCAGCAGCTTCAGACAATCACGCTACCGCTCAGGCCACGGCTGCCGCGAGCAGTGCCGCGTCTGCCAGTCAGGATGCGTCCTCCGCATCGAGCAGCGCCAGCGCCGCAGCCGCGAGCGAAGCCAATGCCGCCGCTGTTGTGACCGGGGGTACCGCTTCGCTCGTGCCTTCCCCAGGCAAGATCCCTCTGGCGGATGCCCAAGGGAAGGTTCGCGCCGACTGGCTTGGTGCTTTCCCTGCTGTTGTCGCACAGCTGCCTGCGCTTTCGATTGTAGATTACGACTACTTTGACAACTCGAAAGACAGCGCATGGATTGACAAGTGCGCAGACAAGGCGTGGGAGAATGAGACCGTTTACACCGGCAAGCAATATCTCGGCGCAACCTACGCCAACGATGCCGCCGCCCTTGCCGCGAACCCTTCCATCGTAGCCAACGACATTTACTACAACGGCACGGACTTCGTGCTGTATTCCACCGGCACTGTGATTTATCGGGCATCCCGCCGCAAGTTCCCGATGCGCGGTTTTGTCTCAGTAGAGACAGGCCGTATGATTGTTTGGGACACCACTGCGGGCGTACCTATGATGTGGAAAGTGTTTATACTTGGTACTACGGTGGCGAAAAGATACCATCTTTATAACGGGAGCCAGGGGGCCAACGCTACGCTGACCTCCGTAAAGGTGCTCGGTAGCAGAATTGTTGTCGGCATGAACGGGAATTCTCCTCGCGTCTCTATAATTAACTTCACCAAGGACACTACAGAGGTATACCACACTACGGGCTATTATGTCTATGCCAATACGTTGGACAAGGCAAATACACAGTCTCCCCTACCCTTGGTAGACTCATCGAGGAAGATTCTGGGAGCGGTCAATGATGTAGCGCTAACCTATCTCGCTGACGCACCGCTCGATGAGGACGGGGTGCGAGTGCCCACTATTTATGCGTTTATGTCGCCCGGTGTAAGTCGAATTGCTGATGACGGTACGGTTAGTTCAACAGCGGCTGCTTTTAGATTGAATCGGAAGGGGAGTGTATTTGGGGGCTATGTTTACGTTGCGTCTGCAGGGTTTACGTTTCCAACGAAGTGGCCTGTATCCTCAACTCTACCAACGGGTGGAGGGGCTGATCTCGTAACATATTGGCCAAACTACGTCATATCAAATGCATGGTCAACAAATAGCATGCCTGTTGTAGAAGGACGATCTCCGTCAGTAATGGCGGGGGAGATGTTTGGTTCCTCGGCCGGCATAGCCGTTACCAGATTAAACTTTATATCTGTAGGAAAATCCCTGGCAGCAGGGGTCTCTAATACCCACAACACCGGCTACATGGTAGGGGACATCCGCCGTGCCATTGGCTACGACTCAGCTTCTGTCCTTGCTGACAAATCAGTAAAAGCCGGGGCCCCTGTAGAAGTAGGTACCCTTACCAAGACGTTACAACCAAATGGACGTACTATCGTCTCAGGCTTCTCTGCTGCCAACTACATTCAGGAACCTACTCATGCAGACTTTAATGCTCTGGGTACGGGCGACTTCTCCATCATTATGAGCGGGGTGTTCATAAG